AAATTGACAAAAAGAAAGGAGCTGGGCAATGTTAGAAATATTAAAAGCTGGAGAAGTAAGTGCAATAGATTATAAGACAGGAAAAGTAAGAGTTTTATTTTCTGCTGGTGACAATAAAACAAGTGACTGGCTTAACATTTTAGTTCCTTTTTCTGAAAGTCATTCTGATAACTATATGCTTAGTATCGGTCAAACAGTCTACTGTTTATTTTTTCCAGAAATGATGGAACAGGGAGTGGTGCTTGGATGTCCAATGCGGAATAGTTCTGCTAGTGTAAGTGAGGTAAAGAGAACATTTTCTGATGGCGGATTTTATAGCTATGACAATGGAGTTTTAACCTTAAATCCTATTTCAAAGGTTGTGGTTAATTCTGATGCAGAAATAAATGGAAACTTGACGGTATCAGGAACAACTATTACAGGTGGAAATATCAATCTTAATACTCATAAACATGATGGAGTTACTGCCGGCGGAGATAAGACAGGAGGTCCGCAATGATAGGAAGTCTTGGAGATGTAATATTTGAAGTATCTGATAAAAAAGTATCTTCAATTAATAACGAGTTATCAAGGTCATATAAAAGCAAAATATCTGAGCATACTGCAATATACGGTCCTGGTATGGTAAGGCATCAGGGAAGAGAATTGATAGAAATAAGTTTTGGAATTTCTTTAGTTTCAACATTATTACCTGATTCCTCTCCAGCTGAAGAGCTGGATAAAATAAAAACTATGTGGGAATTTGGAGAATATGGTTATTTAACATTCGGAGGGCAGACCTTCGGGGCTTTTCCTTTTTTGATAGTAGATATGAATGAGAAAAATTCATATTTTAATAAAAAAACTTCCAGTTTCGATGTTATAAATCTGGAATTAACATTAAAGGAATATATAGAAAATCCGAAACTGTATAATCAGATAATAGAGCAGTTAAAGGCTCAGAAAAAGGAACAGGAAAAACTCGCAGAAGGGGAAGTTGAAAATATTCAGGAAGAGCAGAAAACAAAATTAGATCAGTTGAAAAATAATATAAATAAGGCAACTGAGAAGATAAATAAAACATTAGAGAAAATAGAAAATAAAAAGAATGAAATATTAGATAAGCTGGAACAGATAAAGAAAGATTACAAGGTACATGAATTCATGAATTTGTTAAAAGCTGGAATGATAACAGCTGACAAGATAAAGGAAATGACAGAATACAGTAAGACCATGAAGTCTGAAACTGACAGGCAGATATTGCTTAATGTAATCAGAAACTATTTAGGAGGTATTTAAGATGATATACGTGACATCAGATCAGGAAATTAATTATGCTCCTAAAAATTTGGTTGAAGAGGTTACGACTAATGTTGGGATTCTTTTAAGAGTATACAAAGAGGAACAGCCACTTAACCGTGATTTCAGTTTTGATAGTGATCTAATAGATAAAAATATAACAGTTGTAGAAAATAGGATAATGGCTCAGTTGCTTGAAATATTCCGAAAGTACGAGCCAAGGGCATTACTTAAAACTACACAGATAACAATGACTAACGAATTTAAAAATGAATTTGAAATTACATTGGGAATTGAGGTGATAGAGATTGAATGATTTTGAGGATTATGAAGTAATTGATTCAGATGCATGGGAAATAAAAAGAGATATGATAGACAAGTTTCAGGAACTGAGCGGAAGAACTCTGACTGAAGCAAGTCCGGAAACTTTAATATTTGGAACTGTGGCATATCAGTTAGCTTTGCTGGAAGAGAAATATAATGATGATATTAAGCAAAACTATCTGAGATATGCCAGAAATGAAAGGCTTGACCTGAAGGGAGAAATCTATGGTAACCGAGGGAAAAGGCTGGTAGAACAGCCGGCAATAGCAACATTTAGATTTTATATATCTTCGATACAAGCAACTGATATAGTTATCCCAAAGGGGGCAAGAATACGTTACAATGAGCTTTATTTTGAAACAAATGAGGAATACAAAATATTGAAAGGAAATTTATTTGTTGATGGAAAAGCTACATGTAATAAAGCGGGAACAGTTGGAAATGGAATACCAGTCGGACAGATAAAAGACATGGTGGATATATTTCCGAACTATGAAAAGGTAGAGAACATAACTGAAAGTAATTCAGGAACTAATGAAGAAATAGATGAAAGCTACAGGGAAAGAATAAGAGAAATCCCTGAAAGCTTTACTACAGCAGGGAGTTCAGGAGCTTATACATTCTGGACTAAAACGGCAAGTTCTAACATTATTGACGTCAAAGTTCATTCTCCTAGTGCTACTAATGTGGATGTCTATATTTGGACTGACACAGGTACAGTAAGTCAGGAGCTTAAGGAAAAAGTAAAAGCTGTACTTAATGATGAAAATGTGCGTCCTCTGACTGACAATGTAAATATCAAGGAGCCAAACAAAATCAACTATTCTATAGATTTTGATTATTATATCGATAAAGATAATGAAACTCTTGTAAATATTATAAAATCTAACGTTGATAAAACCGTTCAGGAATTTATTAACTGGCAGAAGGAAAAGATAGGCAAGGATATTAATCCAGATGAGCTAATCAAGAGACTTAAAATAGCTGGAGTTAAAAGAGTAGTACTGAGAAGTCCTGCATTTCAAAAATTAGATTTTAATCAGATTGGAATAAATAACGGTATAACAAGCAACTATCAGGGAGTTGAGGAGCTATGATAACTGTACAGGATTTGAAACTAACTTATATAGCTGCAAGCTCAACTCTGACTGATGAACGGACAAGATGGATTTACGAATCTATAGATTATGCAATATTGAATCAGAAGAAAAGGATTATGGATAAGTTTTTTCTGAATATTGACAAACTTACAGAAACTGAGATTGATTACCTATTATGGGAATATCATGTTGACTATGTTGGAGAAAATGCCAGTCTTGAAAGCAAGAAGGAACTTGTAAAAATAGCTGTAATTGCACATTTTAACAAAGGCACACTTGGAAGTGTTAAGGCTATCTGTAAAATTCTTTTTGGAAATGCAGAAATAAAAGAATGGTTTGAATATGGAGGACGACCGGGCTACTTTAAAATAAGTACATTAGGAGAACTGAAAGATGAAAAAGATTATCTGAAAGTACTTGATGTAGTAAATGAATATAAGAATGAGCGTAGCTGGCTTGAAGCATTGACATTTGATAGAACGGCAGAGTTTGGAAAGCATGTAGGGATATTTTCTGAAAAGCAGATAATTAACATCTTAAATGAACGAAACTTTGAACTTCCTTGGATGGAGCAGAATTTAAGTGAAGGAATAATAAATGTAACTGTAAAAGAAAATACAATAGGAATTAGATAAGGAGGTAAAAATGGCTAATTACATAGGTTGGATATTGACTAACAAAGGAAGGGAACTTCTTGCAAAGGCAATAAACAACGAGACAAAAATAAATGTGACAAAGTTTAAAATTGGAGCAGGATACAACACAGGAAATGATAGGGAGTTAACAGATTTATTGGATAAAAGAAATGAATTTCCAGTAAATTCTTACGAAAGAAAAGAAAATGGAATAGTGGAATTTACTTTTATAGTGTCAAATAAGACAGGAACTGGAGAAAGCACTATAAGAAACTCATTTAAAATCTCTGAGATGGGAATATACGCCCAGGACGATTCAGGAACTGAAATACTGTATGCGTATAACAAAGGAACTGATGGAGATTATATCCCGGTTTACAACGGGAAAAATGCAATAGACATAGTAGAAAAGTGCATTATTATAATCGATCAGGCTGCTAATCTGACTGTAAAAATAGATGATTCAATGACTTATTTAACAAGAGAGTCAGCAGATAGAAGATACTTAGAAATACAGGCATTGGCGAAAATAATGGGGTTGGAATTTGGAGGAAATATCCAAGATACAGGTACAAAGACAACAGGTAAGTTTTATTATGACAAGGCACTTAAATATTATTACGAGTGCATAGCGAATAACAGTCTGACATACAATGATGGCTCAAAATTTAGGGCTATATCTAATAAACCACTTTCAGATAAAGTGGAAAATTTATACAAAGTGCAGCAGGCGAAACTTTACGTACATTCTGAAGCAACAGGGCAAGGGAGAACAACTTGCAACATTATCCAAAAAGTCGGAAACGTAGTAACTATCGTATTTGATAGTGGAGATACTTTGAGATATACGAGTGATAATACTGTAATTTTCAGCATTCCCGAAGGCTATAGACCCAAGTCTTTTCTGTCTGTAAATGCATCGCAGTTCAACGGAACTGCTGGGACAATTTATATTCAACCAGACGGAACTGCTAAATGGCGAGGTTCAACGGTGTCTACAGCAAGCATAATATTTTCAGTTAGCTACATCATCTAAGCTAAGTTTATTTAGCCAAATACACTGAATTAATATATAAAGCAGAATTTGTTCTTGCTCCACGCCACACTACATTACCATTTGTTTCTATATGAGCAGCTCCGCCGCTTGCTGAATTGATTATTCCGACAGAAACTGGAGTTAGGAACTTTGGACGAAATTTTTCTGGAATATTAAAAAGTACTTCTCCATAATTCCGACCATTGTATACTTCGTTTGAGTCCAGAGTTAAGATACAAATACTTCCGATTTTGTGAATTATTCCGACTGTGAGCCTTGGATCTATTGAATGACTCTCAACATTGGATAAATTTTCCAATTTGCACAGAGTTGGAAACAAAAAAAATAAAATAAAAAAATATAGGAGGTAAAAAAATGATAATTTACATTTACGATAAAAACACATTAGAGCTAATAGCTCAACCAATGACTTTAGGAGTTGAAAAATTTAAAGAAAATCCTAACTTGTTTTTCCCAGATTGGAATTCTGAAACGATGACTTTTTCGACATCGTTTCTTATAAATCCTGTTTTAGACGTAGAAACAGGAGAATTAAGAGAAATGAATGAGTATGAGCAAATTGTTGCGGAGAAATTATTTTTGGCAGATGGAGAGTATTTAGACGAAAAAACTAAATCTGTCAAAAGAGTTGCAAAGCCGAATGACTGGAGCGTTTGGGATAAAGACAGTAAAAAATGGAAAGTGGATAATAATTTGCTAAACGAAAGAAAAAAAGAACTTAAAGACAAGCTGCTACAGGACTTGGCAGAAGCAAAATCAAATTACTTGAATCAGGCAATTTCTGTTGATAAAAATGGCAAAAAATACACATTTGAGAACAATGAGAAAAACAGAAATAGATTGTCTCTAAAAATATCTCTGATGTGGGTACTGGATCAGGATAAAATAGAAAAAGTAAAGGTAAAAAATGAAAAAGGACTTGTTGAATTTGTTGAATTAGGTAAAGCAGAACTGAAAGTTTTAGCTGGGAAAATTCAAGATATAATTCAAGTCGCAGATATAGCTGAACAAATGGCTGTAACTGGTCTTGAAAGATATAGCATTGAACAGCTAATGTCACTCGATGTGAATGATTTTTTTAAGAATTAAGAAAGGAAGTGAAAGAAATGAGTACAAGATTTGACAAGATTTTTAATTACATGTTGGCTGTCGAGGGTGGTTATACTAACGACAAAAATGATAAGGGTGGAGAAACAACCTGGGGTGTTACAAAAGAGGAGGCAAGAAAAAACGGATACAATGGCTCTATGAAAAATTTAACACAAGATTTTGCTAAGAAAATATTGGAAAAAGATTATTATTTAAAAAATCGTTTGAATGAAGTAAAAAATGATAAGGTCGCACTTTCAATATGCGACTGGAGTTTTAATTCAGGAAGATGGGCAACTAAAAAGGCACAAGTAACATTAAATAGTTATTTTGGCTATGATTTAGTTGTGGATGGTATTTTTGGAAACAAGACTATAAAAGCCTTGAATGAAGTAGAAGAGAATGAAAAATCTGAAGAATTTTTGAAAAATTATCATAATTTGCAAAGAAAATTTTATCACTCTGTTGTGGAATACAATCCAACACAATCAGCTTTTTTGACTGGATGGTTGAATCGTGTTGACAGAAAAGAAAAATATTTAAAGGAGATGTTTTAAAATGAGTAAAGTTATTTTAAACGTAGGTCATGGTGGAGTCAGAAAAGACACAGGAGCTTGTGGAAATGGCTTTGTTGAACATGAATGGAATAAAGACTTTGTGAACAATTATATTGTTCCTGAGTGCAAGGTGCAAGGATTGGATTATAGAGTAGTGTATCAAGAATATTATTCAACATTGCCCCAAAAAATCAATGCTATATCAGAAAAAGGCGATGTGACACTATCGTTTCACTTGAATGCAGCTGATAAGACAGCTACAGGTGCTGAAATGTTATTTTGGCACAAATCAAAAAAGAGCAAGGAACTGGCGGAATTTTTGCAAGAAGCAAATATTGAAGCAACTCACTTGAAAGATAGAAAAATATTACCTCGTGATTATGCAGATAGAGGAGCAACACTTTTAAGAAAAACTGTGACACCTTGTGTCATAGTCGAAAGTGGATTTATAACAAATTCAGAAGACATGAAAATACTAGAAGAGACAAAAAAACTGTTAGCAAAATACTATGTTGCAGCAGTAAAAAATTATTTTAAAGGAGAGATGTAAAATGATGAACATAATAACAAACGTATTAAATCAATTTGGAGCAAATTTAACAAATTTAGTGGCGGTAGCATTAGCCGGACTGATAGCAAGGGGATTATCTTTAATTGTAATTAATGGGCATAAGTATTTGCTTAAAAGAAAAATATCTAAATATGTACTTAAGTTTATTCCTCAGGGAATAGCTTACGGAGACATGCTGAAAGGCATAAAGCCAAACCGCGAAAGACTGGTTCAAGCTGTTCTAACTGTTCAAAATAGAGTTCTGAAAATGTTCCCTGAAAAACAGAGACCTACAATAGATAAATTGATAGATGAAAATGCTATTGCAAGGGAAATAGAAAGAAAGTTAAATGAGGACAAGCAGGAGGGTTTAGCAAAGCCGACAACAGTGGAGGAAGAATAAGAGCTGTTGTCGGAGAGAAAATAGAAAAAGTAACTGAACAGGCAACGGAAAAAGCAATTGACAAGGTAATTGAAAAGGTGGTAGAGAGTGGAAAACTCTCTGCTACTGACAATAACAAACTTAATTTTAGTGTAATTGATTATAAAAGAGACTACGGTCGTAGTAATATTTATGCGGATATCAATTATAGAGATAATTTTAGAGGAGACAGAGAATTGCTTGCCAGAGCTGGGTTTATTTACTATCTAGGAAGAAAGTAGGAGTTGCAATGGAGAGCACTAAAAACATATTCTTATATATTGAAAATCACGGCTTAAGTCTTGTGATTGTTGTAATGCTTGGCATAGGACTTTGGCGATACGTAGTGCCTTATATTAAAAAACAAACGGAAACTATGGAAACGATCAAGACATTTTTTGAAAATCATAATAAAGGAGTGATTTCAGGAAAAGCTCTCGAATTAATGTTAGAACTGCAAGCAAAAGCTTTAAGATGGAGCATAGAAAATAAGTATATCTTTTTTATTCAGAATAATAACATTAAACACAGGTACAATAACATAATATTTGAGATTGATAACTATCTCAATGTTAAAATACTAAAATTTGAGGATGAACTGAAAGATATAACTGACAAAATCGCTTTTAAAGTTTTTTCTGAAATTTTTCAGGATTCCGTTTTGGAACTAAAAAAAGACTTAGACATGATATTGCAGGCATTAAAAGAGGAACAAACAGAACAAACAGACTACGAAGTAGCAAAAAGAACTGTAAGACAGCATGCGGAACATTTTCAAAATAACTTAATAAAAAGAATAAAAGAGTTAACAGATTAAAGGCAGAATTAAGTTTCTGCTTTTTTGTAAAAAAATAAAAATATTTTATAAAAAAAGCTTGCTTTTTTTATAATTATATGGTACTATATATGTGTAGGAAGGAGGTGAAAAGATGTGATAGGTAAAATAAAAAAATTGAAGATTAAAAAGCTTGAGGTCGAAATCAATTTCTTAATCTTCAAAATCAAAATTTATTTTGAATAGGCTCTGGGGCTTCAAGCCCCAACCTATAACCTATTATATCACAAAATGAAAAAAGAAATCAAATTGAAAAAAAGAAAAATTACTTTTGAAGTAAAGAAAACAACTTTAAAAGAAAAGATAGAATTTTTAATAGCGATAATTTTAATAGCTGTAATAGTCTATCTGGTAAGGAGATAAAAAATGACAAAACCAAGAAGTCTTAAAAAAGGAGAAAGTCCAACTTGGGAAGTTGGAAGAAAAGCAACGGGTTTGAAAAGAAATAAAGCATTGACAATGAGATTTACAGAAAACGAAATTGATTTTGTAAATAAAAAACTTGAAGAAATAGGGGGAAGTAAATCAGATGCATTATTGAAAATATTAAAATATGAGGTATAATAAAAATATAAAATTAGAGGAGTGAAAAATATGAAAACGTTAAAAGAAATTGAAGACTTTATAGTAAATCATGATTATTACAAGACAGGAAACGAAGCAATACAGTTTGACAAAGAAACTGAAAAAGGAATAGAAATACATATATTTAATAATTGTGAATTAGCAAATAGACATGATTATAAAACTGAGGGAAAAAATGTTTTTATTTACAGCAAGAGAGATAAAAGATATAAGAGAATAAATAGTGTTGATAGACTTACAACTGAGTTTTTACAAGATTTAACTAGTTTTGTGAAAGAATAGAAATGAAAAATACCCCTTGACTTTTTAAAGAAAAGGGGTATAATTTATTATATTAATAGTAGCATAATGTAATGTGAATATTATTGTTTGTTATAATTAGTAATTTTAATAGTAGCATTTTGTATTGTAAATATTGTAGTTTGTTATTATTTATTATTTTAATAGTGCATAGTGTATAGAGCCTTAATTGGCTCTTTTTTGTTTTTTGAGGTATAATTAAAATAAAAGAGGGAGAAAACGGAATGAAATATAGAGGATATAAAATTGTAAAAACGGACAGTAAAAGACCGTATGAGTGTGAGGAGTTAGGACTAAAGGCTAACACACTTGAAGATATGATCAGAATGATTTGTAAAGCTAAAAAGACAAGAGTAAAGGCTGTAGATGATTTTTTACAAGCGAAAAGAAGGATGTTCCAAACTACATGAATCAAATGGAAGGTGAAATATTTTCTAGCACTTTAAATGAAATAAAGAAAAATCATAATTTAAGTAATAATAAAGAAGCTTTATTATTTCTCGTTAACTTATATAGAGTGAAATAATGTTGCTGTTGCATTGTTTAGTGTTCTATGTTAAAATAAAAAAATGGAGACATTTTGGAGACAAAAAAAGAAAAATATACTAAAATAGATAAAAAAAGATAGTATAAAAAGAGTAAGAAAAAGCAGAAAAAATCAAGTTTTGTTTTAAAAAGTAAAGTTTTAAAACAGATCCTCACAGGTACGCCAGTTTTAAAAACAAATATAGTATATTCAATAAAAAAAGAGTTTTTGGAAAACCCTTGGCGACAATTTGGGGGCAATTTCTAAAACTCTTCTTTTTTTATCTTCTCTAATGTATCAATTAATTTATCTTCGTTCCCGTCCATCAAGTGTGAATAAGTGTCTAGTGTCATTTTAATACTTTCATGTCCTAAACGCTTTGATACAGCTATTATATTCACTCCTTCATTCAGCAGTATACTTGCATGACTGTGCCGAAAATCATGCAGCCTTATGCTTTTTAATTTATATTTTTTTATTATGTTATTTTTACAGCGGTGTACGTTAGTTCTGCTAACGTTAAAAATTCTGTCTATTTCAATATCGTAAAGCTTGTTAAAATACTCTTGTACTATCTCACATAAGAAAGTCGGAATTTTAATTGTTCGTATAGAACTTTTAGTTTTTGGAGTAGTTATATATTCTTTCCCCTCAATTTTTTGAAAATTCTTATTGATCCTCATTGTTTGATTTTTAAAATCAAAGTCTTTATGATTCAGGGCTAGTATTTCTCCAATTCTAGCCCCTGTGAAGTATAATAGATTGAATATTGTATACAGTTCGTAGTTTTTCACATGTTCAATAAATTCTTTAAATTCTTTTAAACTCCACACTTTGATTTCTCCCTTTTCTTTTAGCTTAGGCGAAGTTGTTATTGCTCCAGCTTTTGAAATCGGATTATATGGCAGGTTGTAAAATCTAACGGCATAATTCATTATAGCTGACAACTCTTTTTGAATAGTAGCAAAATAACTCTTTTTATAGTTATTTTCAAGTTGTTCATTCTGCCATTTCCTGATAACAACAGGGGTAATATCTCCAATCAACATATCTTTAAAAAACGGTATTAATTTTAATCTAAATATCTTCTTTTTGTTATTGTACGAACTCATTTTTAGTTTTGTTTCCATGTCTTTCAAATATATTTCTGCAAAATCCTTAAAAATAATTGTTTCAGCCTTTGTAGACAATTGAGAAAGAAAACTTCTCTCATATTCAGAAGCTTCTTTCTTTGTCTTGAATCCTCTTTTCTTTTTCTTTTTGCTGGTGCCATTTACTTCCTTGTATCTGAACTCGCAATACCATGTTCCCCTTTCATCATCTTTATATGCTGGCATTAAAATGCACCCCTATTCTATATTATATCTTTCATTAAAATACTTGGCATTCACAACTTTATCATAACATAAAAAGCCTTTATCCTGCAGTTCTTTATTTAAGTCTTTTATAATTTGTTTCGCTCTTTTTTCAGGAGCTTCAAGCATTTTCATAATGTCTTCTTTATTATAAAAAGATTTTTTCTTTTTCATAACAGCACCCCCTAACTTTCGATTATTTCTGTTACATACGGCAGAAAATGTTTATTAAATTTTGTAATTAAAGTTCTTATGTATTTTCTTAATTTGACATCAATATCTAAATCCATGTTAGCGAATTCCTCAACTACTTTAAAGTTAACAACAATATCCTTTAAAGTTTCGAGAGCGTCTGCCGTTTCAAAATCTGCACAAGGTAGGTCATTTTTCCATTTTTTCATATACTCTTCGTTTTTGATATATCTTTTTAAAAAGTACTGCCTACCCAATATTTTTTCTCTGTATATTTTTTTATCAAAGTTATATTTTGCTTTCATTTCTTCGCTGTGAAAAAGAAATGAGGCTCTTGTGATTTGTTCTATTAAGCTTTTTAACCCCTCGAAATTTGAAAGCATGGGATAATTATCCATGCTTTTAATTTTTACTTTGCTGATGTCTAAATTTGAATTAGGCAAAAGACTATGTTCGTTAAGTCCTAGCTGAGTGAACAGCTTGAACTTTTTAATCAAATGCCCTGAAGCTTTATAAACAGAAAAAAGAAACAAATGCACGTCAGGATTAGCCTGTATTTCCTTTTTAA